CTACCTGCGCGGCGCTGGCTTCTTCCACTGATAGGCTTGTGCGCTCATCCTGCGGCGGTGGCGCTCTTTAGCCTGCAGCACCTGCGCCACGCCGTTGCGAATGGTGTAAAGAGTGTGGCTGTCCACTCCTTCATCGTTCTGCCGGGCTATCTCGATCAACGTTAATTCAAGCTTTTGACGGTCTAACATGGAAGCGCTCCTGCTCATGGCTTGTAACAGGCTGATTTTATTTAATTCCTGCTCAGAGCCGGAATTAACCTTGCTCTAATCGTGCTGTGCTCATGGGAAAGGCATTAGGGTAATATTAGTGCGCTCATGGGGTAGCCTTTTTCGATGCCCGTTCAAATGACCGAATTGACGCCTCCGCTTTGCGTATCACCCGAGCAAACCCTTTAGCGTCCCTCGGTTCTTTCAGCCGCCAGTAAGCTGATTCAGTCTTTAGCAGTCGAGAGCGCTTTTTCTCGAAGGTATCCCATCTCATGCCGGCAGGCTTCGGAAACTTGAGCGGGCTATTTAGCAGGCTGCCCGCGGGTGGGTAATCATCCCCCCATATATCATGCCTCTGCTTCCACACACTGCGCCGTAAGCGAGCGATCTCATCTTCACTCTGGCTGGCATAGTGAAGGCTCCAGCATTTACGACACCCTACATCCTTCCGGCCAATAAATAATTTCGCAACCCGGCCACCACAATGCGGGCAAATGTACCATCGCCGATAGCCAAAACCTACCCGGGTGAACGTGATGCCAATAACCCGCGTTACCCCGTTGATTGTCGCGCTGTAGCCACCAGAGACCATCGAGAAGTACACCCTTCCGCTCTCGGTATCACAAAAAATCTGTGTTTTCTGGCTCGAATCCACCAGCTTTCTTTGCATATCTGCCAGAAACTGGAGGTTAATCCGTGGTAGCGCAGAGGTGTAAACCCGCGTCTGCTCTCTCATTGGCTCAGATCTCTGCTAAAAAAATCCGCAAATGAATACGAAATTATATGAGTAGTGCACAATTGGTCACTGCGAATACGGCCTAATAATCGTCGCTAGAACCTTAACAATTGTTAACTACTCATTGGGTAAGCAACTGCTGCGCATGTATCGGTTTCGTTTTCTGAACAATCAGCGCTTTGATAACTCCCGTTGGAAAGCCGCCGCCATCTGCGGTTTAGCATCAGCAACACCCTGCTGTAGAAACTCTTTCCTGGCCCTGGGGAGGGTGAATTTCTGCGGGATGTTCGGATCTGCTACATAGATTGCGTAATTTGCTGAATATCCGATGCGTCCAGTGATGCGCGTCCCGTTAGTGATGACCTCTTTAAACTGCGAGTTAATCAGCGTGCTGGTATCAACTGGCGTATAGATTGCGGCTACGAGTCCGGCCTCATGCAAAGCGGCTGTCATTGCGCGAGGTAAGCGCCGCCCAGTAATGTCCCTCACCAGCGCATTCATGTTGCGCCGGATGTTGTTCATGCCCCTGCCTTTAATACCCATTTTTCACCTCTTATCTCTACCAGGTACGCGCAGCAAAAAGCTCCATTCTGCTGCGTACCTTTCTGCGTACTGCGTACCATCAGTGCGAACCTTACTGCGTATTGTCACCCTGGCTGGTAGCCTGCCGCTGTCTCTCCAGCCAGCGAAGGAATCCCTCTAACTGCCGGGCCTTACCCTCTGGCGTCTTTGCGCCGGTGCTCATGCCACCGTGTAACTTGCAGCGCCCAGAAGCGTAGAGCGCCGTCATTTTGCACGGTGTCACTTTCCTCGTCGTCGCTCCGCACGTCATATCCCTGCAGGCGTCCGGGAAAGGTGTTCCGCCGCCGATATCATCAGCCCACGCACGGTATAGTTTTCGCTTTTCGTCGTTAGTCACGGGATCGCCTTTCGATGTCAACTTTTGCCACCCTCTCATGGGGTAGGTTGTTTACTGGCTGCGTTCACGCGAAAAAAAGTTCTTATTTCCGACGGGTGAAAATGCTCTTAAACTGGCAGTCCTGTAAAGCATGGGGGAGAGGGTTTACCTCCCCCCTTAGACCACATTAAAAGGCGCCCCTTGCCTGCCGTCTAAGCCCGTGCGCATCTGCGATCGCTGTGGACATTGGGCCGCCGGTATCCACGTCATTGAGAAATCCAGTAACTGTTACCACGTCACCTTGCTGGAAAGCTTCAGTGCCAGTAATGTTGTGCTGGTTGCCGGTGGTCTGGTCGATAAGGGTTATGTTGACCTGTATCGGTCGTTCAGTGCGGCTTTCCGCCTGGCTAGATGATGCGGAGGATGCCGGGAGATATTCTTTACCGGTTGACGCTCTCTTAATGCTGGGCGTGTCGCTTGTCACATCCTTGTTGCTAAATACCTTCCCGCTATCACCGGGGATCATGAACAGGCCTTTGCTGGTCTGCATGAGTTCCGGTAGGTTTCCTTCGCCTACAGGGTACACTCCACCAGCGGTTACAGGGCCGCCATTTTTGCGGCCACCGAGAGCCTTGCCCGCCAGAGTCGCACCTGAATAAGCAGCAAAGCCAACTCCAGCAGCACTACCCAGCGTGGCAATGGAGGCTGCTATAGCTGCCGGAGCCCATGCCGCATAAGACTCAGCCGCCGATGCCTTGCTGGCCCCCAGCGTGCTTTCAGCAGATAAACCGAATGCCTCCAATAATGGCTTAACGATAGCCGCCTGAATCGCTGCCTGCACCAGTGAGTTAACAACGCTGTTGAGGATGGTAGAGCCAAGTGATTTCATTGCCTCAGAGGCGCTCATTGAACCCGTAAGCATCCCCGTGATGGCGTTTGATGCGCTCCCTGAGAAAGCATCAACGGCGCTGGTCAGGGTCTGCCAGCCAAGCCCCTGTTGACTCAGTAACTGCCACTGCGCCGCCGTCATCTGTTCGTTGAACTGATTCTCCTGCGCTGTCTTTAACGCCAGATACTGAGCATCCGTAGCAGATTTAGCAGCGATGAACTGGTCGTAACTGATTTTTCCCTGCTGGTAGCTCTGCTGGAGTATCGCCTGCTCCTGCTGCTGGTACTGCTGCATGAGGGCCAGCTTCTGGTTGTTTTCATTGACCAATTGCTGTACCGGGTCAACTTCAGCTCTGGCGGCTGCTATCGGGTTTGCTGTTTGCTCCTGAGCGCGGATTTTTGCCAGATTGACTTGATGCTGCTGCTCCATTAACTCAGATTGCTGGTTATAGGTTTTCTGGTCAATCATCTGGCCGCCTAGTTGACGTTTTAGCTGGTCTCGACCATCTGTATAAGTTTTATTTTCCTTACGTACAGGGTCATTGCTAATCGCATCATTAAGGTCTTTCTGACGCTGCTGAGCGTCAAATAACTGCCCGGCCAACTCACGTACCCTTTCCTTCTGCGCATCGGTAGCCTTCGCTCCGAGAGCGGCCACGGCATTAAACTGCGCGGCCTCTCTGGTGTTCTCGTCATAGCGCATTGTCAAAACGGCAATCTGCCGCTGCAGGCTGTCGATTGAATCGTCTCCGCGAGCAAAGGCATTCTTCGCAGGCTTATCCTGCTTTTTCTTGGCTTCGGCAATTTGCTTATCCAGAACAGCAGCAGCATCAGCATATTTCTTATCGTCAATCAGCCCTTTGGCCTTGTCTTTGCTTAGCTGTTCACGCTGCTGGGTGAGCTTATCGACGACTGTTTGACCAGATTTAATGATCGAATTGGCGTTGTTCTCTGCAGTTTTCTTTTCGAGATTGGTGATATATGCGGGCTTCTCCCCTTTAGACGGCGTGTAAACACTTTGTGAGTCTTTGCTTGCCTGTCGTGCCATTAGGATCAATGCACGTTCCGCCTTAAGCCTATCAACCGTTTGCTCTGTTTGTTTTACTCCCCAGCCCAAGCCCGCCTTTCTCGCCTTAGCTAAATCAGACTCAGCCACAGCAAGTTGCTCAGTATTTTGCTCAAGCTTTTGAGTTAGCATCACAGCGTCTGGAGCGTTTCCGGTTGCTACGCTGATACTTAGCGCGGCGCCGTCTAATAACTTCGCCAAGTAGCGTGAAACCCCAATAGCATCATCTATTTTTGAAACTGCCACACCAAACTGAGTAACCAACGCGTTGGTAGCCTGCGTGACGGTACGAGGCATTTTTTCAAACTGCTGGTTAATTTCATCCGACCGTCTTTCGATCGCCGCAAGCACTTCACCAATATCTAACTTGCCGGCCAGCATCAATTGTCGAAGCTCGTTAAACGGAATTCCCATGCCGTCGGCAATCTGTCGAGCCAACTCAGGCATTTGTTCCAGTACCGAGTTAAACTCTTCCGCCTGAATTCTTCCTGACGCTACCGATTGCATAAATTGCCTGAGAGCGTTAGCCATTTCCTGAGCCGATGAGCCACCGATAGTGCCAATCTTTTGCAGCGTCATCACGAGCCGGTTAACATCGCTGTTAGTAGCACCTACGGTTTTCAGTGTGGCGGTGAGTTGCTGCCAGAGGTTGACGGTATCCCCAAGGCTGGCCCCGGTTGTCGAAGCAATACTCACAAGCTGCTGAAAGCTCCGCGCCCCTTCCTCTGAACTAGAGGATAAACGCGTTACTCGCGCCTGAAGTAGCGTGAATTCCTCAGAAAGCTGCTGGAGCTTTATCAGCGCCTGAATTGATATGTATCCTTTCACGGCCACAGCAAGGCGCGAAAACCCTCCGCCCAAGTTATCCAGGCTTTTATCTAGCTTGTCAGCAGAGTTAGCTGTCTTTTTGACTGAGTTTTCAATTTGCTTTAAAGCTGTATCTGCACTCGCCTGACCAGCCAGCAGTTTGGCCGCATCGGCTTCAATCTCAATGGTGTATTTGCCAAAATCAGTTGTCATGAGCGCCTCAGTGTAGGGTTCTTACTTTGTTTTTTTTCAGAGCGTTGGTGTTCAGAAGATTTATGACTAATCGACCATGTTCGGTAAGGCGATATTCAGGGCCATCAAATGATATAAAATTCATTAACATGCGATAGGCTTCTCGTTCAAATGTCGCGCCATATTCATCTTTAGCGGCATATATTGTGTTATCGACAAGCCCCGCGGCGAGCAGGTGTTTTTCAACGTTGCCACTTACACCGCCAATGCTAATAATGTTGGAGCCAGTTTCCCGGCGCAGATCGCGAATATAGGTTTCGGCAATAACTTCAGCCAATCTCTGTAGTTGCTCCATCACCCACCCCGCTTAACGGATTCAAGGCCCTTAGCGACCAATGCGCGGGCAATAGCGTTTACCGTTGGTGCTACACCAATCGGAGAACGCTTGCGCTCCTCTTCCTGAATTTCACGAATGGACTGAAGATGCTCCCGGCAAAGTGCTACCGTGATTTGTGATCGGTTCATCTGCTTACCCCTGATATTTATACAGTCAATTTATATTGTAGTTTATGCAACATAAATGGCAAGCATTGCGCTTTATGAAACATAAAGGTACAAAAAAACCCGCCGAAGCGGGGTTCTATTTCTGGATGATTAATACTTATGGTAGGTCTTTTCCGCAAAATCGGCACAATATTGCTTCTTTTTTTATTGTTTCTGCGCAATACGGGCATTTTTTAGTATCGCCTACTGAACCAGCGCCAGCAGATTCCACACCAAGCACCTGTGGTTCGAGCTTTACCACTCCTGGGTTTGTGAAGGACCAGACAAGCGCGGCTATCCAACCCAAGAAGCTCCAGCCCAAGACAATATTTAGCACCCAAATTGCCGTAGCATTTTTATGCTCCCTTGAACTGGCTATAACGCCGGGAAGAACATAAATGATAATAGCGAATATCAAAACAATGATGTTCCATACTGACATCAACTTATCCCCAAAAGTAAATAAAGTATTATCGTAACATCGAAGAAGATTAATCCAATACATTCACCTTCATCGGCTTGTTTTTAACCTGAACGCTTGCCCATTGGGCTGAGCTATTCCCATGCGGTGCTGGGTCTCCTTCGCTGCCTTGTGAAGCCCACCGAAATCTTCTGCGCGGGCTGGTGGGCGCTTAAACATCTCCTGCCATAGCACGCTCTCTACGACCATTTTCGAGCGCTATCTGCCCTTATAGGCAGAACACACCATTTCTGCCATACATAGCCAGAACACACCGTTTCTGCCTATAAATAAGATATGAGCATTTTCATGGGGCGGTATGATTCTACATGTGATGCTCAAACTTCCACGCCGCGCTGACCACCAGCATGAACAGAGCGACTAGGTTTTGTTCCAAGCTGAGCATACAACCTCGGCAGGGGTGGCCAAAATCAGTAAATCACTACAGACTGATTGATGAATCACTGATCATTCATCAGGATATGCGAAATCCATATGCCAGGATAGGATGACTCCTAAAAACCACCTACCATCAACATCGTCATTATCTGAGATGAGTTTATCAATGGAGATTTTGCTCGTCACTAGCATGAGGATTTTGACATTAAGGTGTGCGATAACTAACTCAGAGTAAAATGGAGCTCAAATGGCTGTGGCAGCAAAAGATCAAAGTTTAAAGTCTATAAGAGTGGGATTTTATACAAGTTCTGAGAACATTCGCACGAATAACAAAGGGTTAACTGCAGAAGCCTTTAATGTTCTGTATACCAAGTGTTCAAAAGATCTCAAGATGACTCACCACGCTGACTTTGGCGAAAGAGAACTTAAAATTCATTTCCTTGCCGTATCACCCGAAGATGGCTCCTACTTCGGTTTTATGTCACGGAGAAGGAAAAGCGCCACATTAGCATATATTACTGATACTGAGTGGGTTGAAGAGAAGATCCCTCTGGCAGGAGCAAAGTCTCTTTCCGAGCGTACATACTTCATCTACTACCCCCAGATAGACATTTTAGTATTGTCCTTAAACCACTTAGGTCCTCGTCATAGTGACCTAGCTTTCCTGCTTTTCAATTCCAGTACTAACGGTACCCCGGTTTCTTTTGAAGCCATCTGGAAAGAAGAAAGCATTAAAGAACTACTTGAAACTGGATCTAACCTAAGAAGCTGTGAGATCTCTATAGCAATCCCAAGAAATTTCAATGCTGCACAGTACAATCTCGATGGCATGTTCGCCAATCAGATGATTGAGATGATAAAAGGTACTAGTTCAAGCCACCTTACGCTTTCGCTTCGCGGGCATTCCCCGTTAAAACGAAAAGCCAAAGGATGGCTTGAAGATGACGTCAAAAAAAGCCTAAAGGAAATGCTTGAAAAGTTCCCTGGCGGCGATGGTCGCTTGACATTTGAGAAAGCTGATGTTGTCGCCCAAGGCGATAAAAAGAAGAAAAGCCTTGTAGATGAAGTACTTACAGTAAGGAAAATGGTTCCTATTCAAACTGATGGATATCCGATCGATATCGACGTTAAAAATGCTATGCTACAAGCGAAAAATGACAACCTAAAGTATCTAACTCAGTACTATTTGGTTAGTCAACCTTAATAGGACAAGATTATGGGAGCGCGGACATTGTTTGCTATCAAGTCGTTGTTTGCTCTAGCAATGGCCATTTTTGGAGCTAGGTTTCTTCACGACCTTGATCACAACGCTGTCATTTCAGCGGCTGGCGCTCTTTCGACTATTTCTGGGGTTCTTTTTGGTTTCGTTTTGGCTTCAGTCACTATCCTAAGTAGTTTCGACAGTTCAAAGGGAATCATTGGCGCTTTAAAAAGCAACGGCGTATTAAAAGGAATTATCGAAGGTCTTTTCGGGACGGGCACTACACTGATAGCAGCCTGTCTATCAGCAATGGTATCCATGTTTGCCCCTGTAGTTAGCAACTTAGCTTTAGACTATTATGCTCTATTGCTCGCAGGGGCGTACTTGATAATCTCAATGGTTAGTTTTTTCTTTAATTGGCAGTCTCTATCAAAAATAATAGGTTATATGTAGTTTTTATAAAATTCGTGCTTGGGGTCTTATTTCCCTATAATATAAGTGAGTTACGAATAAACTTTCTGCTATGAGTCCTCTCAGCGACCAGGGATGAATTTTGAAGTCACTGTGTTTAATGGCGTCTGTTTCCTCTCTGGCTGAATATGCAAATCATAGTGGTGGCTTTGCTGATACGTTTTCAGCCAAGCTGCTATCCAAAGGCAATGACACCCAGCCAGAAGGTAGCCTGCCCGTCCGCTGCGGCATTGCACGGCAGCGATACCGCCAGCCTGGCCATAGCCATGCTCGTACCTTTTCCCGTTGTCCGGGTCTCAGGGTCGGCCACCAGCCGCACGTATGCTGATATCTGTGCTGTCATTGTTTCGCTCCTGCAGATTCATATTCACGAATGATTGCAATCGTCATATCAAATAATGCCTCTGCGGCCTCTAAAGCTGAATGCTGCTCAAGTTCGTACAGGGTAATAAACGAGTAAGTAATGGCTCTGGCTGTCTTCGGTGTGGCATATCGCAGGTAGATAACTTCTGCTCTTTCCTCTAAGTCCTGCCGGAAGTCATCGCGGTGAAACAGTTCTCTATGTGATACCTGAAACGGCTCGTTCAGCCAGGTTACATCGGCATATTTGACACGTTTCCATACAATAATCACCGGATACTTAAACCTGTCGCAGTATTCTAAATGATCGCCCGGAATGAGCAGCGATGGTCTCCCCTGGCACTCAGCGAATTTTTTCATTTTTCCTCTATTCATCATTCTGGATACCCCCCTGCAAATCTTTTTGGGGGTGTTGTCGGTCTACCCGTCTACCTTTACCATTAAAAATCGCTCAAGGTCAGCAACCATGCGGCTTTCAGCCGGGTAGAGGTTTCATTTTGTACGTCTACCTTACCTCTACTTACGTCTACCCTGATTATTTATACAGCCATTTCTAAAGTAGAGGTATGTAGACGTAAGGTAGAGGTAAATATATATACGTCTACCTGCCTGTATCCCTTGCTATCACTGGCCTGAAAGCACATTTGGTAGAGGTGTAGACGTAAATCACCCTAAAAAAGTTTCACTATGGGGTTTCTGGAATATCAGCCCCGTAGGCGCGGGGGATAAATTCCTCTGCCAGTTCCGTTATGCTGAGGTTGGTCTGGGTGCGCCCCCTGACTTTCCTTGTAAGATACTGGCTTCGGTATTCCTTCGCGGAGTTCTTCATGGCCCGTGAAAACTTCTCCACAGACAGCGGTTTACCCAGCCCGTGATATTCCAGGAATGCCAGATACAGATGATAGAGATATGCCCTCGGCTCTGGCTGGCCAGCCCAGGAACCACCGCCCATCATCAAACCCTTTGGCTCATTCATGAAGTACAAAGCCGCGCACATGTCTATCACCGGGTCAGTACCGCGTTTAACGTCCAGCGCCTCTTGAGAATCACGCTGCTCAATTAAAAGAGTCTTCGCTTTGTTCTGGTCTGCAAATGTGGCCAGCAGGTGGCGGATAATTACCGGGATTTCTGACCTGATTTTTGCTGTGAGATCCGGGTCTTTATCTGCCTCTGATACCGGGTTGTTAAAAGGGAATATCACCCGGCGGCGAGCAATTCCCCCGTTGCGTTCGGTAAAGGTCATCGGCTCGTTATTGGTTGCCAGCACGACGGCGCTCAGCACGGTGGTGAATTGCTTCTCATACTTCCCATCAATCTCTACTGGATCGCCGCCCGTTACAGCCTTTATACCCGCACCTTCACCCACATAACGGGTCTGGTCAGGCATGATTATCAGGCTCTTACCCACAAACTGCGCACGCCCGCGGGCAAGATCCAGCGTGCTCATGCTACCGCTGGCGGTATTGTGCTCACCTGCCAGTGTAGTGGCTATGCTGCTGAACACTGATTTACCGCTGCCACCTTCTCCCGTCACCTCAATGAATAGCTGCCAGTCGTGACGCTTCGCCAGCACCATAAACAGGGCTGCTTTGATGCGTTCGGCCTTCTGGTTATTACCCGCCGTTGCATGATTCAGCCATCGGGTAAAGCTGGGGGCATGGGTAGCGAGGTTCTCGCCGGGTGCCGGCGGCATATAGGCAATGCCATTGTGGTTTACCAGCCAATTATCGGGGCTGTGCGGGCTGAACGTCTGCGCGGTGAGGTCATACACGCCGTTCTCAAAACCAATAAGATCGCCGCGCTGCTCACCGATAACAGGTAGCTGTAATTTCATGGTGGCAACCACGGATTTGATGCCCTTCTCAGTGTAGTGGGCTTCGTGCTCCTCAAAAATTGATACCATTACCCGCTCAAGCTCGCTGTCAGCCACCTTTTCCCACACGCCAGAGCCATAGCAATAAACGCTGCCGCTGTCCGGGTTGACTGCCAGCATTTCCCATCGTGAGGAAAGTAGTTTTGCCTTCTGGCTCGCGGCCATCTGTGAAATATCCCCGGCCTCTGCGCTCCGGCGTTTTTTACCGCCCTCAATGGCCTGTAGCTGCGGTTTCACATCTTCCCCCTTCGGTTGGTACATTGAATCGTTAAATGCTGCTGTAGCGGTTTCCAGCCCGTGCTGCTGGTGATAGTCGTTCCAGTCTGCTTTGCACTCAGTCGGGGGCAGTGATACCCAGCCAGCCACGGATAAGGCGGCTTTTTCTGCGGCGTCTTTGCCCGTATTGGTGCCCCCACTTTCGGGGCCTCCTTGCTGGTGGTCGTTATCAGCGGCGATGATGATTTGTGCCTGTGGGTACTTCCGGCGCATGACTTCGGCGACGGGCAGCAGGTTGCCCGCGTCGATTGCTGCCACTGTCAGCGCGTCTGTGCGAATTAAGTGACACGTTAGAGCGGTAGCCAGCCCCTCGGCAATCACGACGCTTTGAGGCCGTTCCAGCGCGTTTACGGCGTAATATGCCCCGCGCTTTGCCGATCCCTTAATGAGTCGCTTTTCTCCCTGCGGGGTGATGGTCTGCGCGGCTGTGACTGCGCCGGATTCATCCACCAGCTCCAGCAATAACGAACCATCGGGCATAAGCGGGTATTTAAACCCGGTCAGCCCTTTTGATTGCAGGTACTCAGATTCTCCCTGTATGGATCTCAGGCGCATTCCGGTATACAGACGGGCAAACGTAGCCCTTCGCTGATCTGCGTCCTCTGCTGCCTGTTTCTGGCGCTCCTGCTCACGCTGCTGGCGGTCTGCGGCTAACTGCCTCTGTCTCTGGCTGGCAGCGTCTGGTGCTGATTCTGCGGCCCGGTAATCAATACCCAGCACATCAGCGGCAAGGTGTGCCGCCTCCGTGGTGTCGCAGTTGTTCACCTTCTTAATCAGGTCTAAGCCATCGCCCGCGCCGCACTGGTTGCAGATAAAGCTGCCGCGCCCGTTGTCGTCGAATCTGAAACGGTCTTTCCCACCACATGCAGGGCAGGGGGCATGGCGGCGCGATGAATCAGGAACGTCGATAGACAATCCGGCCAGCACATAAGGCCATCGCCCTGCTGCGGCGCTGGTCACTTCGCGGATAAGGTCGATATTACGCATTCGTGTTACCTCCCTCAGTGCGCCGCTGGCATTTCAGGCAAGCCGTTTTCATTCAGATCGGCAATGAATCCATCGTGTAGCTCTGCCAGCGTTTCACGCCCGAACGGGGTCAATTCCCCGCGCTCCGTGTCGATCATGGCCTGATAAAAAACAATGGCGTTCGCTGTTCCCTGCTCAATGCCGTAGCGCTCAATCATTGCGCCCTCCATGTTGTTAGCCATCGCCAGACGTTCCGCGAACGGGTAAACCACAATCCCCGCCGTGCCATTTGAATAAAACGTCACCAGCGACGATTTGCCGTCATCCTCCGTGATGGTGGTTGTGCCGTTTTCGCGCTTCATCTCAGAAATGAACGTCGCAGCAATCAGCCAGCGCCACATAGTGACGTTATGCTGCGCGGTAAAGTCGAACCAGCCACGCGCCCCGCCATCAGCAACGGCAAAATGTATGGCGTATCCGATATCTGGCTTGTCGTCGTACTCTCCGGCGTCAAGGCCGTTCACGGCGCTCTCGTAGCTGATAAGAGCAACCAGCTCAAATCCCCCGGCATCATTGCGGGTCATGATATTGACGCCGTGCGGTGTGGCTTCGGCGCGTAATACGTCGTCATTTCCCGGTGTGAATTTCTCTACGTTGCTCATGCTTTGCCGTCCAGACTCAAATCCATATCAACTAACTCGCCTTCTACTGAATCCATCATCTCGGGGATACCATCCAGAAGGGTAATGACTGCGCCAATAAGATGATCCGTGCCGCTATCTTTTTTAATCGGTGCTTCAAGCCAAAGAGAAAGAACTTGCTGCGCTTGCTTGATACGGCAGGCTGAATCAATCAGGGATAACTTGCTCATGCGCTGCCCTCCCGATACTCGCGCATCTTCGTTAGTTCATCAGCCAGGCGATTAACTTTGCGCTCGGTTCTAATGGTTGCGCATCTCAATTCGGTGATTAATGTCGCAAGTCTGGCACCATAAAGCGGATTGGCGGCACGTAATGGCCCGTCCAGATAAAGATTCCATAACTCAAGCAATTCACTGGCATAGCGCACCGCTGCCGTTGCGTCACCTGTCGGGATTGTTTCTGGTTCAATTACGGCGACTGTATTCATGCGCTGCCCTCCGCATCAATTCTGGCCATATCGACAATCGTCAGGACTTTACTCAGCCAGCAATACACGATTTCGGCCTGTTCATCGCTTAGTTGAGTGGCTAAATCAGTCATAACGTGAGCCAGCCCATTGCGGGCGCGGGTCATGCGTTCCGCGGTACGCTCTGCCAGCGTAAAATCTTCCGGATAAGGTTGCACACGGGATAGCATTGCCTCGGCCTCTTGCTCGGCAGGATGGCGGTATATAGCGTTTATATTCATTTGGCTGACCTCACCTTTGATTCCTTCCCGCAGTCAGAACGACATACACCCGCGTTCGCTGCGGTATCGTTCAGCGCCAGCACCACCTCACCAACCGTACCCAGCATTGCGCCTATTTTGCGCATGTCTCCCTTTGCGGTTTCCTCGGTGTAGTTGCCATTGTCCGTAGCCCAGAACATCAGGCTGCCAATGGCACTAATGCCGAGCATCAAATCACTCACGGCCTCGTCTTTGCGGTTCTGAATGCTTTCCAGCTCATCAGCGGTGACGCCTTTGCCGAACTCGTGGCGAACTAAATCGTTATACAGGCTCATGCAGCCACCTCCCGAACGCGGGTAATGCGCACATGGCTGAGACCTTCACGCTGCGCCTGAAGCACTGCGTGGGCCGTTGCTGTTTTGGTGTCGCTGGATGTGAGCTGATAGCCGATACCAACCGTTAAACCGCGCTTATTAACGGCGTAGCCGGTGATGCGGAAATAGTTACGCATGAGCCACCTCCAGACGGATGCGACCAGCGAAAAAGCAGACGTGATCCCGAACCAGAGAACGGCGGGCTTCACGCTCAGAAGGTGCGGCGATATGGTGAATTTTTGCGGTAATTGTCGGCATATCGCGGCGAACAGCGGCGATAATCCAGATAAATTGCGGAATTTGGGTAGGGGTAGTAGCCATTTGGCCGCCTCCTTGATCAATGGAATATATCCACCACCGCAGAGGCTAATCTGTCTGGTGGTGAACTGTGCAAGGTTAGCCTTACCGGTGATCAAGGAACCCGGCGCTTCCGAAGAAGCCCCTACACAGCCCACCATAATTTTGATAGCGGCACGGATTATAACCGCATCGCTGAAAAAAGGGTGTACTGAGTTAACGACACAAAAAAAGACGCTTGGCGCGTCATGTGTCGCCTCGATCATGTCCGGGAGGCTAATCCCGGCACCAGATTTTGCTGGTGCGCTATAACCATAGACCGGGATACCTTCAGACCGCAAGCCCTTTTTGTCACGGCGCGGCAATTTATAGCTGGCGGTGTGATGGGCCCCGCATCTACCGCCGGCGCCGGACACGCTATCTTCCAGATAGTCAGTTTCCGAACGCTTACCCGCGCGCTTACTTGTCTCGAAATACACTTCAACAGAGCCACTATCAATGGCCCACAGAATGACAGGTTTTGACAGGTTCCCACGGTGGCGCACCGCCTGCAGAGCGTTAACTTTTGCATACATCAGGCCAGCCAGAGAGAGGCTTTTGCACCGGGCGGCGGTAATCATTGCTTTACCTCCGTGTACTCCTTCATGAAGCGCTCAATGGGCTGTACGCATGGGAACTGATAGCCCTGGCGATAGAACGTCACGCGGTTATGCGCTACAGCGGTCACGCTCACCATCTGGCCGTGAGCGTCGCGATAGGAATGGTTTGGCAGCGGCGTGCTGGTGGTCTTAACCATTAATGAACCTCCAGCAGATCTGGCTGATACTTACGCCATAGCTCGATTTCTTCAGCAGCAAGGCGGGCCTTCTCATCTTTGCACGACTGCAGGTCTCTACCGCGCTTACTGGCTTTCTTCGTGCACAGCTCTTTGCGCCGGGTATGGTCATTCAGGAATGCGAACGGCACTCCGTAGGAGCCGGTTTTGCGGATGGACGGGATAACGTCGCGGAATACCCAGTTGCTGAAGCGGTGGGCGAACGTACCGGGCGTGGAGGCTTTACGGCTGCGGGCAATCAGTTTATAGAAGCCAGATTCTGCGGCCATATTCCAGCTACGTGCCCCGCCGCGCTTACCCGAATGACCCTCAGTTAAAGTTAGGGTCATTACCTCGTCACAATCCAGAGAGGAAACGGCACTGGTTGGATTGCTGATTTCCAACGTCTGGCAGACGTCAGATACAACGAACCACGGCTCACCGTAAACATTCACAATGCGCACGGTATACCCCTCAAATTTAATAACTGAAATATCGCTCTCTTCGGCTTGGAATATCTCTTTCTGGCTGGCTACAGGCTGAGGGGCAGGCATTGAGACTACCTCGGCTTTGGTAACTGAATGCTTAGTCATGAGCCACCCCCAGACGCTTTGCCAGCCACCGCTGAGACAGGCGGATTAGCTCTGCTTTACGCTGGCCGTACTCCATCCCCATATCGATCAGCGTGATGTTGGTGCTCTCTAGGTAGCTGAGGTGCTCCAGTTGGCCGGCACTCATGCTATCGCGCGGTTCGCGGTCGATACCGTTCACTTGCGCCCACTGCTTCGCCGTCATGCCACCCAGCACGATACGGGCGATCATGTTGCTTTCATTGCTGTAGTGGCGAGCCAGCGTCTGTTTACCCTGTTCTGCGCGGGCGCTTTCCAGCGCTACGCACATCGGTTTAAACAGGTTGGCGGCACTGATACGGGCTTTTAGCTGGCGGCGATACAGAGCGGCAATCTCTGGCACGCTGCGCTGTAGTGCTTCCTCACACTGAATGAAGTAACGTCGAACGGCGCGGCCCTGCTCGTTGCGTTCAACCATTGCCACTTCTTTAGCCATATCCAGCGAGAGAAGGTAATCATGCTCGATTTGCTGGCGAAATTTTGCGCTCGCCCGTTTTGGCGTGCTCAAATTTTCAACACGGATAAAATCGGTTCCGGCAATGAAACCGTACTGGTCAATTCGGCCTTTAATCCAGTTAGTAAAGTCGCGGCCCACCCCCAGCGCCTTATGCAAGGCTCTGGCGCTCGCAATATTGGCTTCACGCCCGCCAATGCGTCCGGCAATAACGGGAACAATAGCGGCAAAGTCGTTGCCGTTAATTACTCCCGTGTTAACGTTGGGTTGCGGGGCGGCCCCCGAACTGAATCGGCTTTTTTCGATAGTCATATTTTCGGCTCCGTTATGCGGCGGTGAGATTGTCCGGGTATAGATTGAGAATGTCCGCGATATCCTGCTTAGAAAGCCCGTTATAGCCACCAGCGGTGGCGTTGTGGTTCACAAGCCGAATAACTTTTAGAACGTCACCGCGCCCGGTAAAGCGATAGCGTAAATGTGACCCGATCCCGTCGGGATTCTTTTCGTCAATACGCTCAATCTGAATATCAAGTCTGCGCTCTAACTCGCGGGCGCGGTGCTTCTTCGGTGTGCGGCGTGGCGCTTGTGTGGTGGGCGCTGGTGGCGTAACATCAGATCCGCGAATATCTATGTTGTTAGCCGCCTGCTGTCCGGGGCGGTTTTCTTTTTTCATCAGGCCACCTTTCCCCGACGCTCTGCCAGCCAGTTGTTAATCTCTACCGCATCAAAGGCGGTCACGTTATTGGTGAGTTTCACCGGGCGTGGCAACGTGCCGTTTTTAACCCATCGATCAATGGTTGGCATTGATACCCCTAACAACGCCGGCATTCGAAAGCGGCGGATGTATCCAGTAGTGGGAAGTGCTGATTGTGCGGTTTGAGAGGCTGTCATATGTCCCGTAACTCCTGTGATAGCTGGTGATGGAAAGGCTATCAATAGCAGTTCACAATCTCGCCGAGTTTTAGAAAATTCCTCCGAGTTATGAGATTGTTTGCTTGAAACTAACGGCACATCTTCATTGGCGAAAACTAACCATAATTACCTATAACCGGCTTTTTCCAACCAATCCCGTAAAGAGTCATCCGTTACATCAGGAAATTTAATCTCATTTGCCATATGGCTTAATCTATCCATAATATTTTTGATGGAAAGTGTTTTTAGTTCGTCTTGCTTCACGCCTAGAGCATTTATTAGATAAGCAATAAATCTAGATTGCTTTGCCGTTTCCCTAATTTTTGGCTTAGCCTTAATTGATTCAGACACGGCCAATCTATCTTCTGGTAAATCTATACCTTGAACTCCGCAATTGTAAATTAGCTCTATATCCTCCCTGCTTAGATAAACATCATTCATACTCAAAACAATTGGCTGAGCATCGTAGCAATACGCATAAACAGGTCTAATTAAAATATCATCTACTGACAGTACCGGGCAGTCTTCACCAACATATGGAGCGCCTAGTTTTGCAATAGGAATCTCGCAGAACAAATCTTGCGGAAGGACCATTAGCTCATCATTTTCAATTAAATACATCCCTTCCAAAACGGATGCCATGCCATCAAAGTAGCCCACAAAATCCAGTGTTTTTTTATTTTTATCAATGGTGAATGCGGTATCTATCATTGGCGAAGTTGGAGTCAATCCGCCTCGTGATGCCACAGGTATAAGGTCAATATATTCTTTTGAAATATCCCCATACTCATATGGGTTATCATAGTTATTCAATGTAACCGTCAGAGTACCTTCCACTGAACTTTGTTTAAATTCAATCATAGGATTTAGATGATTCATCCATGCTGAGAAGTCTGATAATTCGCACTTCAATAGTGTTGCTGCTCTGTTTAGTGAGCACCACGGTAATGGAGGGATGGTATTTTTTTCCCAGATATTAATTAATTTGCCATGTGCCATAACGTTACCTTTTACGCCATGCCTTTAAAGTGATTGAGCCAGGCGGTAAGGCTTCCCGCTTTTCACCCCGTCGGGCTAGGCTCAATCTGTCCTCTGATTCTTTACATATCTTGGTTACTTCGCCTTTCTCAGCGGTGTAACGTTGTATTCTTCGCCGCGTTCCAGTGCCACCAGCAAGCCCGCCCACTGTGTTAACGCGGCCCGGCGTTCATCAAAGTATTGGTGGCGGTTATAGATACCCTCCACGCCTTTAATTTTGTGGTTAAGGCATCTTTCTGCGACTACCGGATCAACGCCCAGCGCGGCTAAATGGGTGCGGGCCGTGCGCCGGAAGTCGTGAATGGTGAAGTTCGGCACGTCCGGCATTTCAGCGCGAACCTTCGCCAGCGCAACGGGCAGGGTGCTTTCCTGAATATGGGGGATCATGCGGTTTTGCATCTTTCTGGCTGGCAGTACCCACGTGCTGTTGCATGAGAACGTTTTAAGCTCTCTCAGCCATTCGACTGCTGGTGGTGCTAATGGAATGTCTATAGCGTCGCCGTTTTTGCTGCGTTCCTCTGGCAAGCGCCATACGGCTTTATCAAGATCGAACTCCTCCCAGCGGGCGGCGCATAACTCCATTTTGCGGACGCATAACGCTAACAGTAATTTGAACGTGATTTCGTTCTGGCGACTGAATCCCTTAGCCGTGCGCATGGCTTTGAATAGCTGGATTAACTCATCGCGGGTTAGCCAGCGGTCGCGGCTAACCTCCTTCCCTCCAGCGTCTGCCACCTCAAAGGCTGAACATGGGTTAATCTCCAGCGCGTGCCGTTTGATTCCGTAGTCGAATATGCGGCGCGTCCATCTCAGCACGTCCGTTGCTATGGTCGGCGCTCCACGGTCAACAATACCTTTCAGCATGTCGTCGATATGGCGCGGCTTCACGTCCTCTACCTTCATGCTGCCAATGCAGGGGTTTATATCTTTGTCGATACGGCGGCGGAGTATATCGGGGTGCTTCCAGCGCGGAAGGATCTGACGCTCAAAGTATTCAGCCGCCAGCTCTGAAACGCGCATAGCGTTCTTCTCTGCTTCCATCTTCGCCAGTGCTTCGGATTTCCGCTCCTGCTTCTCCCCGGCAACGTCATAACCCAGCGCAACGCGAGCCGATAGCTCTTTTGCTGTCTCTCTGGCCTTTGATAGCGATAGCTCGCTATACGAACCAATTAGCATGGCGCGGGACTTCCCTGCGAGTTTATAGCGGAATCGCCATGTGGGTGTTTTGTCTGCTTCACGGTAACGTAGGTATAAACCGTTACCGTCTGCCCGCCCCTCGAATCGCTCTCCGCTCTTAATCCATGCGCGGATCTGCATGTCTGTTAGTTTTGGCAT